ATTGTCTCTATGCCCGTATGCCCCATTCACGTTCAACTTCGTGTTGGGCTTCAAACTGAGCATCTGCGTATGCATCTTGAGCGGCCCGCCGCAGCTCGCGGCGACATACAGCACTATCGCAACAGTTCACCTTGTGGCCTGGGCTGATCTCGTCCCAATCTTCCGGGTCGCATTCTACGCCACACCAGAAGCAGTATCCCCTATTCTCCCACATCGTGCCCTCCAGTTTGACAGCGGCCCCGGTCTACCTCACAGGTCCCCAGTTCCCAACCCCGACCGGGGCCGCCGTTGGTTAGGTGTTAGCGCCGCAGCCACCAGAAGATGTCAGCGGCCGCAGGTTGCGCGATCCACAGAATGAACTGCGCTAGCCCGAAGGCAAGAACGGTGAACACAATTCTCTTCATGTTCTTCCTCCTTTCTCCAAACGCCCAATGGAGACCAGATTCCCGCCGATACATGCTCCCCTAGTAGTCATCTCCCTCACCCCCTCTCGGCATCTTGGGAGGTATCTGCTCTGGCAGCTGGTGCCTTCTTTGCCTCTATGTTCCTGATCGGCCGGCAGTCGGGCGACGGTCCGCCGTGCGTGCTCTCATAGCAGGCCCCCCATAGGTGATTGAGCGAGCACGTGCAGTTTCCATCTACGTCACACAATCCTGCGTAGCTGCGCTTACGAAGCCATTCGCGGATGATGTCCCGCTGCGCTAACGGAGCGCTATCGTCGTCGTGCGCGGGCGGCCAGATCATTCTCGCCGGTTTACCGTGCTCGATTTGCCACACTGGCGTGAGCGCCGGCACTACTACGGCCCGCAGCGCGCCCAGCTCGTGCGCGATTTTCTCCAGCGCCTCAATGATGCGGTAGTTGTCAGTCATTGGTCGCGTTCTCCTCGTCTCCTTCGGATTCGTCTTCAGTCTTTGGCTCGTACATCCCGCAGCACATGTAGTCGCCGCCGAAGTCGTCAAGCTCGAAATGCTCAGCATTGATGGTGCACTGCCATTCATCATCTGCGTGTTTGCATGTCTGACATGCCTTCCAAGTCATGTGACCGATGATCGCGTCGATGCAGTCTCCCATCACGTTGCCTCCCCCTGTTCGCTATGTGGTTGGTTGATCCAGAGCCAGTTCTCTAGATGTTTTTCGATGATGTCCGCCAGGTGCAAGTCTGGTTGCCAATCATTGTCGCCGAAATCTTCGCAGACCCTTCTGAGCGCCGCAATCGCCGCCTCGCGCTCCAAGATCCATCGCGCCTTGTTCGCGTCTACATCGTCAATTCCAAGCTCTGCGATGCAATGAGCGAGCATCAGGCGCAATGCTGATCGCTGGCCGTTAATGTACTGTTGCTCGTCAGTCATTCGGTCTTCCTCATCCGCGCTTCAAGCTGCCGCTGCCACTCTGGCTTGTTTGCGTTGTAGAGGCTTCGCAAGCGCTCCTGCAGCCTTTGATAGTCGGTCATGATGCGCTGCATCTGGAGCCATTCTTCTTCATCGATTTCTGCGCCAGCCATCGAATCAGCAACAAGTGGTCGTGCCCCCTCCAGCTCTACAGTCATCACGCTATAGAATTGGGCATCGTCGATGCGGATCTTGATCTTGCTCAAAACCAGTCACTCCTCGGATCGTCCGCTGGAAACTCGATCCTCTCAACCGGCCCAGGATACTCGCCCCGGAACCACACCGCGTCCTTCGCCGGGATGCCGCCAAGCTCCCGATCCCACAGATTGACCGCTACCGAGTACCGCTTCTCGCCATCGCGGAAGTGCCGGTAGTAGATCACCTTCCCGTCGATGACATGCTCCTGTGCCGGCGGACCAGACCAGGCGCCCAGTTGAAAGTCCGCTTCCGGGATGTGTGGCCATCGATTGATGGCGTTGTTTCCGGATGCATACCGGACGCCGGTCTGATCCTCTAACCAGGAGAACGATATGCCGCCCTCCCCTGCCACTAGCACATGACCGAGAGCGAAGCGCATGTGTTGCCTCTGGCGCTCGGCCGACCACCATAAAGAGGGCATGCACTGCGCCGTTGTCAACTCCCAGCCCTGCAAGATATCACCGAGCGCTGATCGCCTGGGATATGGACCATAGATCGCTTCAATCCTCGCCCACAGGGCAAACCAGTCTTCGGCTCCGTTGTATGGCCACCCACCCCAGTTGCCGTACTGCTCAAGGGCGCATGCCTGACATACAGAATGGAGGTGCGCGAAGTGCTCTTTGCCCTCATGGTACGGCCCAAGTGTGTGTCCGTTGCACCGGACTACCATCCGATCGCGGGCGGATCTCCCCACCGTAAGCTGACCAATGAAGTCACACAGGAACGTGATATGAATAGATAGGGAGCTCTCATTGTATTCGCCAATCGTAATTGTCACGGCGGGGGAGATCGCACCCCGCGTCCTGGGAGGAATCCAAGGTCCGGCACCGAAAAGGGGTCCATCCTGTAGCTGAATCCCGGCGTACGCCTGCCGGTAGATGGGATGACCGATAACGCGCTCGCGCAATCCCGTGCAGATCCATTCGACCAGGGTCAAGCCCCGCGTGTCCCCGAGGTCGATTGTGTCTCCTTCCACGGTCATGCGTCCTGCCCACAGCCCTCGGGGACACGCTTCAGACCAGTTTCCGAGATACCGGTCTTCGGTCCAGATGGGCACGCGGCTACCAGTAGTGTAGCGCAGCCACCAATCGCATCCAAGGAGTTCATTCTGCCAGATCGCGATGGCCACGGCCTTGTCGGGGGAGTATTGCGCGGCCTTGATCCACCACGCCGGCGGACCCCTGGGGAACTTCTCTTCGACCGCAATTGGGGATTGGATGTTGACCTGCTGGAGAATGATGACGCGATCGGCCCATTCGCCGTAACCTTCGATCCGCGCTTGCTCAAGGAAATTCCACACCTGTATCGCGTCCGAATTGCCGTAGATCATCTCATACTTTGATAACACCGCTGGTCCGCCCCAGCATTCCTTCTGCGGGAACGAGATCGACGCGGCGAGGCGAGGATACGGCCGCTCCGAACGCATCCAGTTGTTGAGCACGGATGCTGGCTCCCGTTTGCACGAGCCAAAAAGGAGGGCGAGGGCCATTAAGCAACACAGCAACATGGAGGCAGAAGTGATGGCCCGGCCCGGATTGGCGGCAGATGGAAGGTCCACTGTCACCGAAGCCGCCGTGGTAGTTCCGGAGCCGTTTCTCGCCCTCGTCTTTGTTTCTTTCATCGCTAATCAAAGCCCCTTATATATGTATCTTCGTCCTGCGAATCCATCGCCCTGATCCACCAGTAAGATCCTTCATCGTGTCTGTCAATCCAAATGTTGAATCCCGTGTCCTCGCCTTCGTATGCAGATACCTTGGCGTTATCAGGAATCTGCGCAAGCAGCTCTTTTAGTCGTTTGACGGTGATCATCTATTCATGCTCCCATGCTCTTTGATAGTGGCCGCGAAGCACGCAATCATTTTTCTTCTCTCTTTGGCTTCCTCTCCGTTCGCCGCGATGCCGCCATTCAAGAGCTCCGCTCTTTCCTTGTGCCGCATTTCCCAGAAGAAGGCTTCCGAGAATGGCAGGTAACCGAAGACCAGCTGCACCGGCGGAACGAGCAAGCTGGAGACGACGTAGGTCGCGGTACCGACCCGAACCTTGTAATCTTCACCTAGTACCTTATATGTTTCGTGTCCGATCTTTGCCGCTTGCCTGTATGCTTCGCCAGAAGCCTTCGCCAATGCTTGCAGGCTTTCGTTACTTCCCATGGCCCGTCGCCAGCATTCCGGATCATTCATATGGACATTGAGATAGTGTTCTCGTCGTTCCATCTTACCCCCTTTGTACCCTTACCTTTTTGTGGTTCGCGGGCAGCAGCCAGAACTCGCCTTTCTTATCCGTGCATCGCCACCACTTGCCAGCGTTCATGTGACCATGGGGAATGTACCGCTCCTCCACGAAGGTTCCCACCCGCTGCGGATTCTTCTCGCTGGCCATCTCGTTTATGATGGTATCGCCAAATTGTGGTTGCATGTTTATCTCCCTGCAATTTCCATCCGCTCAAAAATCGCTTCCACTTGCTGGCGGGAGAATCGGACGCCAAAGAACAATACGACATCGCGCTTCGCTGGGTAGCGGATATAAGAAATCCCTTCGGATGGTGGACGTATGACAAAGTCGCAATCTTCGAATACGTAAGCCGGAATAAGCTCATATCCCTCCGGAAGCGATTGTTTGTTTTTCTTGCGGAGCTTCAGCCCGACCCATTTCAGCATCCCCAATGCCAATTTCATCGGCAGCCGAAGCTTTCCAAATTGTGGCTGCATCTTACCCCCTTTCGATCTCGCCACTGATTATATCGTACTGTGCGTATCGGGTCAAGTAGTTTCTTTTGGCGGGAATGCGCGAAGGCTTGAATGGGGTGGGGCGCGGCCGATGCGAAACCGCGCCCCGAGGCAAAGAGGAACCTCTGATGACTAAATGGTGCTGGAGGCGGGAGTCGCTGTCAAGAGAAAAGCGTGCCCCGCCCTTGCCTGCGAGGCACGCCCGAAAGGAGATACCATGATGACCTCCATAGAATGCACCAGGCGGGCACGGCGGTCAAGTAGTTTTTCTGCGGTGGAGAGTTAGCTCATGCATCGGCGGTGGCCACTAATCCTCCTCCACAAAGGTCCGCCTACCATGCAGCGTGATCGCGATATCGGCCAAGGCAGAATCCTGCGGATCAGGCGCCTCTACCGTGACCACATCGCCCGGTGATAGTGTCATGGTGTCGTCATCGAGGTCAAATGTTGCCGTGGCCGACTGGTTGAACGTGATGCTCCCCTTGCTCACGCCGTTGACTAGCAGGTCGAATACCGCCGGGTCGCTGTCGGCCGAAGCCGTACCGGCCTTGCCGTAGCTTCCCGCGAGCTCCGTGCCCCAATAGACGGTACGGGTCAGCACTTGACGATGGACTTCCTCGCCGGCGTCGGGCTGGCCAGAAATCCAAAACGGGATATCATAGGCCACGGCGGCCAGCTCGAGACCGGAGACGTCCGTGGACACGCGCGGGGCATAGCCAGCCTTCCCGGTGTAGGCCGTATCGGAGACGTCCGAAAGGCCAAGGAACTCGTGGGTCACGACGTAGCCCGTGCTCTCGTCTACGAAGCGATAGTAGAGTTCCTCGTCCTGCACCCAGAACGGCGTTCCCACGGGAATTTCCGCAAAAACGTATCCCGTGGAGACGAAGATGGCCAATTCGTAATCGTGGTTCGCGAAGGCATCCGTGCATCCGGATCCGGTCAGGTAGGCGTCACCATCAGATTCGCCGCCGGGCGGGCTAGTATCGCCCTGACTGATGACGGTCGAACAGCCAGCCGTCTCCAGGATTCTGACCGCCTCATTGAAGGTGACGTAGCCCGTCTCCTCGTTCTCGGCTATCTCGTTGATGCCGAGCAGTGGTGTCGTTGACATCTCTCCTCCCCGCGTTCCACGTGGAACGCTAGAGTCATATTTGAAACGTTTCTTTTGTGAGCGCCTAGACCGTCGCCGCCGCCCCAAAGCCCCGGCCGATCGTGGCACTCATCGGATACCATATAAGGCTCACAGGATGGCCGGGCGTCAGGCCATCCGTCGTCTGCTCGGCCGCTGTGTAGCTGATCGAGGTCGTGGTTGTCTCGATCGTCCGGACAACCGTAGAGCCGTCCAAAATGTCAACCTCGTATGCTTCGCTCTCTTCCCCGAGCGGTGCCTCCACAGCGTCCTGCCAGCGGACGTGGAAGCGGGACCGGCGGTCGCATGTGACCGTCAGGTTGTTCGATCCGTCCCTCGTGCCCTCAATGTGCACCGGTGCCCAGGGCATCAGATTTCGGATCTCGCACGTGAAGTCCTGCTCCTCGCCAGCATCTGTCAAGGCTCCGACGCTCACGGCCTTGAAGCGGAGCTCCACGCCGTCATCGGCCACGAGGTAGCCGTGGAATGAGTAGTCGCCATCGTCGAGCAGCACGAACCTGTCCCCGACCTCGTGAGTGCCAGTCGCCCACTCCGTGCCGTTCAATCCCCGGAGCAGAGTCGTGAGGGTCAATGACCCGTCGCTCTCCTCGGTCACGTCCTGCCAGCGCATGATTTCGTCGCCCAAGATCGCCGTATTGGCGCCGTTGAGAACGTTGAGGCGGGTGTCTGAGCCAACGGAGTCGTCACTTTTGGCGAATCGTACGTTGACCGATCCGCCTCGGTCCCAGACCCAAGGATCGGAAACGTCGGCTAGGGCCGTGGTGGCAACGCCAATCGTGGCCACTCTACTCGTCTGGCCCCAGCGCGTCCAGGAATCACCACCATCCCGCGAGAGATAAATCTCCGCCCCGCGCCACGTGTCCAGATATCCCGTGGCCGCAAAATAGACGCCAGGCTCGTTGTCGGAGCTGCGTAGCAGCGGGCAGTCTATCATCTCCAGCCTGGTCGCACCAGGATACGTGCCCTCGTCCTGATCCTTGGCCGAAGAGCCGATGCCACTTGCGTCCGAAGAATAGGTAGAGACCTTCTCGTTCGTGGCCTCAATCTCGATCACACCTCCCCGGTAGGCAATCTTCTCAATCCGTACTGTGTGAGTGACTCCGCCTTCCGTGACCGTCACCACTTCAGCAGGGTCCAGGTAGGCGTACTGGCGCGGCACGAAACACTTGTGTGCCACGCGCTGCACCCAGGCATAAGCGTGTCGCTTTTCCGCGATCTGGCGCGCCTCGTCGTCCGAAAGCGCGATCGGACAGTCGACGGCCACTATCTCTTGGCTCTCGGTGGCCTGGCGCTGCGAACGCTGCACACCCTGCTCGTAATTGTTCTCGTAGGCCACATAGATCACTTCCAATACTCTCGGCAGCTCGATCTCCTGCTGCCGCGTGCTCACAAGCTCCTGCGGCCGCTCTTCCCCAGCGTAGTGCGCCGCCAGGTGCGCCTCTGGTATCGCCACGACCGGCGCGCCACCGCGCAAAGGGAACTTAAGCTTGCCGTCCGACTCGACCATGTCGAAGAAGAATGCGTCCATCAGCGGCTGGATCAGCGCGCGCGCCCGCATCCGATTGTCCTGCATGTAACCGTGCACGGTCTGCGTGAGGGCCGTGACATCCAGCTCCGTGCTTTCGAGCTCTGCCTGGTTACAGATATCTTCTACTATGTCGCCGAGCGTTACCTCCTGGCTCTCGCCCCGATTGAGCCACACGCGGCAGTAGTCGGCCGTCTCAAGGTCACAGCCCGTGATGATCGAATGTCCGTTCGGCTCATACACATTTCCGCCCAACCAGCTCGGGGTCGCGTCGCCGCTTTCCTCGCCCTCAACCTCATGCGTTTCATCGACGTCGCGCACCGCCATATTCAATCGGCAGACCACATTCTCTTCATAGGCGAACCACAAGTGGCCGTTCACTGGCCCGCGCCTCCACGCGCTCTTTGGATAGGGTCCTATGACCTCTCCTGTGGCCGTTCCCTCATGGGTCAGGGTGAGGGAATCCGAAATGGAGACTGAATAGAATTCGACGTGACCATCCTGGGCCTCGGACGTCTCCAAAACTCCGACCACGATCTCGCCGGAGTCTGAATCGAAAAGGATGACCTCACCGTCACCTTCGACCTCGCTTGTGATTTCGTCCGTTAGGGGCGTCGCCTCAGCGCCATAGATTGGGAGTACTGTCCACACAAGACTATCGCCCAGATGCTCCGTATCAGTCCCGTTACACAGCGCCCAGAATCGGCCTGTATCGTCATCTACGGTGAGCGCGACAAAAGCGTAGCCGTCTGGTGCCTCGTAGCTCAGATAGTCCCAGGGCGCCCAATCCAGTGTGCCGCGCGCAAGAAGGAAAAGCTTGTTTCCGTCTTCGCAAATGATGCCCAGCCAGGGATGTTCGGTATTCCTGCATACCCGCACGCGCGAAGGGGCATCAACCGTCCAGACAGTATCCTCTATCTCCCTGTAGGAGGTACCCGTCAGTCTCACAACCGTGGCTTCGTTTTCATCCGAACTACCCGTCCACTTACACGTGTAGACTACGTTTTTTTCGTCAATGTCGAAGTCACAGCCGCTTATGGGGATTTCGGCCTCATCGCCGATCTTATGCTCGTTGACCGCCACGATCGTTTCGCTCTCGCAATTGTAACGGTTCCAGAGGCCGCCCTGTTCGATCGAAATGTGAATTTCATCGGCGTGGACCACAAGATTGTCGCCAGGTCCCACGCCTTCCTCGCCATAGGCACCATAAAGAAGACACGCGGAAAGTTGCGTGCACTTCTGGGAACCCCCAGGATCACTTAACCATCCGACACCAATTTCTAGAGCCTCAATACTTTCTCGGCGCCAGGGCGCTCCGCTAAGATCGGTTTCATAGATTTTCTGGACTTGATCGTGCCTGTCAGCTATGTCCCGGAGCTTGACGGGATAGGTCTCCTCCTCTGTTGCCCCGTCAATGATCGCAAGCTGAAAACTTTGGTTCCACGTGCCATAGCAAGCTGCGGCGACGTTGACAGCTGTGACTCGCGATATCCAAGACGGTACGGGACTCAGCGTGAAGGTGCTTTTAGCATCACCATTGGCGATTGTCTCGATATAATCGGATTCGTCCGCCGGGCTCTCGTCGATAGCTGGATAACCTCCCGACCAACCCTGATGACTACCGGCTGCCACAGGCCTGAGACGCACTATGCCGTAATCATCCGGTACCCCGCTGCCGTCCTCTCCGTCTTGACTCGGATAGTTAAGTACGTGTTCGGCCGAAACAACTAAGTCGTCAAAATGCGCCTGATAGTATTCCGTGTCGTCGGGATACTCGGCATAAGCCCGGCCGGCGTGGCCGCACTCTAGGCGAACGAGGTTTGCATACCGTTGCCACTGGTCGCCAGGCGTGAATGTACCCGAGATCACCAGGTCCTGGTCGAGATAAACCTGATACGAGACTTCGTTACGTTCAGCGTCGTAAGTGCCGATCTTGACTTGAAGTAGGCGCCATCTGTTGAGTGTGCCAATTATCTCGGTGCTTCCACCGCCCTGCTCAGGGAATACGGAAAGATAGTTTCGTACCTCGCCGAAGTAATTGACCTCAACCACAAGCTTTAGCCCCAGCACGGTAGCCACTGAGCTGTTGTGTAGATGTTGGGCCCGGAGGAGATAAACGTCGTATGTGGCCGATTCCTCCTGCTCAGGGTCAAGCCTCGTCGGTGTGGGTATCGACGGGAATCGGCACCACACCGATATCCACATTGGATGGACGGGCACCGTATCCCATTGTACGCGCCCACCCATGGAGGTCGGTTCACCAGACTCGGCGTAACATGACAGGGGAACTGTGTGCCTAGCATAGGCGTAGCCTGTTTTCCATGCGGAAAACATCAACGAGTAATCGCCGCTGTGTACGTAGGCGGCCTCATCCGTGGGTTCTGTGCCATAGATCCTTGCAACCGAAGAAGGCACGCCACCCGGCGCCCATGTGTACGTATCATAACATTCCTGGATGCCCATTTCATAGCCAGAGAGCGTGCGGATCGTGCCGGGTGGCCGTTCAGCAAGGATTGGAATCTCTGTATAAGTGGCGGTTTCCTCAAACTCCGTGGCCACAAGGAATGTTACATTCGGGATCGCGTTGTCTGTGTATTTTATAGCTACATCCTCGAAAACGACATAAGCCAGACCACGAGATGCAGGTACTGGTTTCCCGTTTGCGTTTTCGATTTTGTATATCTCTGGGTCAACTGTCTGGTCGTTTGTGCCAAGGTAAATTCGCATCGCCTTATAGATGGGCTCGCGGCTGGTTCCCGGGCCTCGCCAATCCGAGAGATAGGGCTTGGCGAGGCCGCCGAGAATGTAATTCTGAATCGGGACGTCGTTAAACCATATCTTAGGAATTGAGGCTACCGGTCCCTGACAAACACCGACCGCGAAACTGATACTAAGACTCTCGCGATCCTCGTCATATTCCGGTTCGCTGGCCCAGATGATGTTGCCCGCAAACTTGAACGCACCCCAGACCCTTGGAATCAAGATCCCATACGCTGCGGTCTGAACATTGATCGCGTCTAGCTGAGGGCCTTCATACTGCTTCTCGCGCGTGGGAAAAAGGACCTGCTGATCCAGGTGCTTACCGATGATACCGCCCAGCAGCGCACCGATCGTGCCGAACTTCCAACCACCAGCGATTGTCAGCGCGAGCTGGGCCATGCGGGCACCCCCTTGAATCTATACCAGCTCGCAATGCCGTGTGCGCGCTGCAATAACGCAAGTGTGGAGATTCTGACGCGGCCCCTCGTCCGATCCGCGTGCACAATGCCCCGCTGCGTGGAGATGCCCAGGTGGGTCGCAAATCCATTCCAGCAGATAAGCACAAGATCACCGAGTCCTGAATCCTTGGCGTGGATAGGATCGGCGAATCGACGCAGTGAGCGCATGACAATCGCAGGTGAAGGCCGCTCCGGATAGTCGGTGAAATCATCACGCAGCCCCAGCACTTCGCGCCTCACAACTGCAAGTACCCCGGCGCAATCCAGGCCCCTTTGGTCGCGACCTTTGTGACGGAAAGGCACATCGACGAGCGCAAGAGCCTCTTCTGCGATTCTGCTCCGTAGATTTCTCACCAGCGTCAGCGCCCCCTTCGGGTCCACAAGCCGCGCGTGCCTCTCGGCTGCCACGCGGTCATCGGTATACTGCCCGATTGCGGTACAAACGGCTCGGCCCGGAAGTTTATCGAATTACCAAAGCGCGAGTGGCATGTATTGATATCGCCGTCGCATCCAAACGTAACCTCGAACTGGTCGCCTGCTGTCACCTCATATGGCATCGCCTGGAAAAGTGTCATCTCACCCGTGTCGCTGTTGTAGGACTTAACCTCCATTTCGAGGCCGGCGTTCTCCCCATCGTACTCCTCAGAATCAGGCGCCGACCACGTTAGTAGGCCGTAGCGAAAGCAGTCCTCGTCTCCGCCGGGCGGCGCGAGACCGGTCACAATGAACGTTTGGTTATCTGTGACACTGTCAACGGTGCCCGTTTGCGTGTAGTCGTCGTGGTCCACGTCCACGCCGCAGTCGTCATCTCCGAGCGTCGCGCGGCAGGATGGCGAGTATATCGGACCGATGGATTGGTTGAGCTTCTTTGCCTTCCCGAGTAGTTCGGCCGAGAATGAATTATCGCCCACCCCAACCTCTCCCAGTATCCAGCCCCGGCAGAGATAGAGCTTACCCTGTGTTGGGTCGGCCCAATTGACGATGAATATGTCCACCGTCGCGCCGTCAAACCGACCGGCGTTCAAGTCAGCTTCCGTGATCTTGTCCGACTCAAGAAACGCGACCGCCTCCATATTGTCTGGTCCTGCGCCCCGATCCTGCGTGAGATCGCTTGGCACCATGCCGGACGCCGCCTCGTAAGTATCGCCGTCTATCACCATGTCTACGTCGTGGTCGGTGAAGAAGTATTCTTGACCATCCGTGCGGGCGATGCGCCAGCATTTGGCAAGCGTGCTTGTTTCTTGCGCCAGATGAGCCTTTAGCTCATCGCTTATGGTCTTGCTCACGATTTGACCTCAAGAATGGGAATGTCGGCGCTACCGTATTCGATCGCGGTAAAGTCACGGGGCAGGAAGTCCGTATCAAAGCGAGCCTTAATGTCGAACTGGTAATCCGCCGTCACCACGGCGCCAGAATCCAAAGCCTCATCAAAAGTCAGCATACCTGTGTCGATATCGACCGCATAGGTCGTGTCGTCTTGCTCCTCGCCGTCAACGTAGATATTGATGGTGCCCGCGACCGGCTTTGTGATAATGCGCGTGTAGGTCACGCCGCCGGAGGTGTAATTCTTAACGAGCTGGTAATTCCGATTATCGCCCTCACCGTCACCCAAATCTTCGCCTTCCGCCGTGTAATCCTTTGGGCTTTGGAAGCGAAAGGTGTGCGCCTTGGCTGCGCGGCAAAGGAAAAAGTCGCGCACCGTCTCAAGGTCCGCGTCGTCTTTGATTCCGAATGCGACATTCCACCGCTCGCGCGAGTATTCCCAATTCTGGTTGCGACGTTCATGACCGCTTCCGAGCTCGACGACTTCAGTCGACCATTCCGGGCCGCCCTGGCTAGCTAGGCCGATTTCCGTCGGAAATTGTACATCATGGAAGGCCATTACAGATTCCTTCTTCGCGCGCGGTCGACGCCCACCGCGAGCTCGCTCATGATCTGCGACCGGGAATCGCGAAAGCTCCCAGCGTCCCGCGTGACGACCGTCATGTTGACGACGGTGCCGCCGCCCGGGGCGCCTAACCCTATGCGCTCCATAAAGTTAGCGTTGCCAAGTTTTGACTCGGGAATCACGTATTCCGGCTCGTGTTCGCCTCCCCAGAAGAGACCCGGACCGCCGATGCGCCCGCCGCCCGCCATTGAAGGCACTGGAGGACCGACAAACTCCGTGGTGGGGATCGTATAACCACCCGATGCTTTACCGAGTAAATTCGTCAACATGCCAAAAAGATTCCCGCCCGATTCTGCGGCCTGATCGAAACTTTTCATAACCGTGCTGGCAAGCTTATCGGCGAAGTAGCGGAGGAAGATGTCCCCGATTCGTTTCAGATAGTCCATCAGACCTTTCCATTCACCCTTCATCAAATCAAAAAAGGAATCGGAAAATACACCATGGAGCTGCCGCGAGAGACTATGCGCCCAATCAAGCATCCATTGCGTCTGCTGTTCCGTGTAGTCTACAACGTCGTCGGTTGCCTCCTTCATGGTATCCGTGACAGCACCTGCCGTTTCCTTTACCAGCTCCAGATATTCGGCGTTCAGCTCAGCCAGCCTGCTGAGCTTCAGATCCTCCGCGAGTACCTCGTCCCCCGTTTTTTTGAGAAACGCTTCGTATTCTTCATGTATCTGCTTTGTTCGCAGTGACATGTAGCCTTGCCACACACGGAGCAGGTCGCGGCCTGCGAGCTCTCCCGCTTGTATAATCTCTTGGTAGGCTTGGACTTGGGCGGCAAGAATGTCCTCAGCGCCGGTGCCGAGTCCCGTCCCCCCCCGGGCGGCGCCAGCATCGCCAACGCCCGCGCCTGTGGGAAGCGCCGGAGCCAGATAGGATGGAGGCATGGCTGCGGCACCCTCAATGAGAAGCGTTTTGCGCAACTCCTCCATCGCCTTTTCCCACTCCTCAACGATTTGCTGAGCGGGACGGATCATACCCTCATCTGCATCCTCCTTGAACTTGTCAAATGCCCACCCAAACTCAGAAAAAGCCTGCTTTACCTCCTCGCGGGCGGTTTTTGAAAATATGGCTCCTAAGTGTTTTTGTTCGGCAACGACCCTGGCCAGATTGAATACAGCTGCGATCTCCCGTCCCGCGAGTTTTGCGACGGCCCAAAGCGTTTGCAATGTACTCTTGATCCATTCGGTAGCAATCTCCCATGCGGATAGATCCGGCCCTTTGGCAACTTCAGCGGCCCATTCGGACCACCAGCCGCTCATAGATGTTGTGGCGCTTTCCGTCGTTTGTTTCAGGCGCTTGATGTATTCTTCCGTTTCCGCGATCTCTTGACGTGTCGCTCCCAAATAGGTCTTTGCGTCTTGGGCGATGTCGAAAAAAGCCGAGCTGATGCCTCCAAGGACTTTTACGATTCCAACCACGGCCTTGGATGCGCCGCCAAGGAATCCGACTATTGCGTCTTTGTTTTCCCTGATCCAGCCAGTCGTATCTTTAATCATTTGCCTTAGCTCGCCACCGTACTCTGCGAAAGCGGCAATAGCGACCTCCTCGATCACCGACTGGAGTTCCTTAAATGCCATCCCCGTAGTGCTCCGCATCTTGTCCGCTAGAGCTTTCGCCTCGCCCCCGGCGTTTTCTAGCGTTTTGGTGAACTCGCGCGTTTCCTCTGTTGCATCCACAAGGACAAGCGCGGCACGTCCCGCCCGCTGGCTAAAAACGTCGAGGATTTCGTTCACATCGCGGTTCTCTGCCGCCATGCGTTCAAGTACACCGACGAGATCGGTTGTCTCGTATCCGTATTTCCTAGAAACTTCGCTTGCACGCTGAATTGCCATGGCGAGCTGCGTGCCTGCCATCGAACCTTGGATGCCCGCGTTCCCGAGCATACCGACAAGCGCCGAGACTTCTTCGATCGAGTAACCAAACGCGCGCGCCACTGGCGCAGCATACTTGAACGCCTCGGCCATCATCTCCATGTTGACGTTCGATCGGGTGATGGTGCCGACAAACACGTCATTCACGCGGGAAAGCTCTTCGACCGGGAGCTGCATAGCGGTGAGTGCATTCGAGGCTATGTCTGCGGCGCGTCCAAGCTCGATGTTCCCCGCGGTGGCAAGATCGAGCACGCCGGGTAGCGCCTCGGCGGCTTCTGTGGCCTGGAATCCAGCCATGCCAAGAAATTGGAGCGCGCTGCCGGCCTGGGAGGCTGACCATTCCGTAGCAGCACCCATCTCGCGCGCCTTCGCGGTGAGCATTTCCATCTCGGCGCCCGTGGCACGCATGACGCCACCGACCGTGGTCATGGTCTGCTCGAACTGGACTCCCACCTGCGTGATCTTCCGGAAGCCGGCAACGGCCGCAGCGCCACCCACAGCGACGCCGAGCATGGCACCGAGGCGACTCACGGCAGCGCCAGCCCGGGCCATCTTGGTTTCGGTGCCCCGGGCGAAGCTGGACAGCTTCTGGTTCGACCGCCTGAGATCGGAATCCAACTGGCGTTGGTTTATTCCAAGCCGGGCGACAAGTGCGCCTATGTCAGCTTGTCCGGGCACGCTTCTTCTCTCGCTCCTCGTACTGCTTCTTCAATTTCGGGTATGCAGCGAACATGACAGCCTTCTGTTCTTCCGCGCTTTGTACTAGGCGCGGATCGATTCGTGGTCGAGCGTCCAATATGCTCGGCGGCATAAGCTCTTTGGGGTGGATGGGCGGCTTTCGGAATAGACCACGAAAGATGTTGATGATGGTCGCCGCCAGAAAGCTTGCCCGCCACCATGCCTGCCTTTCACCCCACGGCTCGACGGCGTGATAGGCTACCCATCCCGCGAGCTGTCTGGCACTGAGCAGCGCCATGAGATAGTCGGGATGCGGGACACCCAGGAGGGCAGCTAGTCGGTACTTGAACCGCTCTCCTGGGCTTCGGGCGAGTTTCCCGCCATTTCCTCCTGCTCCTTTGCGTCAAGACCCCCCAGCTCCATGGAACTTTTGAAAACAAGATCGATGTTCTCTGGTGCCTTTTTACCAAGCGCCTCGACATCCTTTGCCGTGAAGATCGACTCGCCCTTCTCATCCACGATGACCCGCGCGCACTGTTTCAACCGAAGGTCAAAGATCTTACGCTCGTCACCCTTTGCCATGTTATACTCAGCGCCCATGCGGTCGCGTTCGGCGACGGTCGGCTCGCGAACGCGGATTGTTCCTCCCCATCCAGGCATGTCAAGATCCTTTGTCTTTAGATCCCTCGCTGCGAGTATTTCATCCCGTGTCAGGTATCCCACACAACCTCCTATGTTTCGAGCGTCGGCTCGCCCGTTAGACGCACGGAATAACTCATTAGCGCGGCCGTGTTACCTTCCCCGATATCCATGCTCAGCTCGCTCACGTAGCCTGTTAGACCAAACGTGGTCGTGCCCGGGTCGGACATGACAAGGTGCCAGTTGTAGTTGGTCCGCGCGTTCTGCTTGGCGAGCAGGGTGTTATACGCATCAAGCGTGTAGTTGGCGTTGGCCGAGATTGAACCGGAGTCGATAAAGCCAGGCTTGAACTCCTTCCGTCCTCCCGGACTCTTCAGGTGCGTCAGATCGACCTCACCGACTGTTTGACCGGCCCATGAAATGCTCCGGTTCTCAGCCACATCGGCGAACACGCCTGAGGAGTCGTCGCTCTCAAGTTGGAGCGTGGAATCGTATCCATGAATTCCGTCAGACAATTGGATCACCTCCTATGTGGTTGTCCGCTCCGTGTCGAAGTTGACCGTAAACAACGGTCTATGGTTATCATCAAAGCCGACGAAATTCACGTCGGTCCTTGCCCAGATTCCCAAATAGCGGGCTCCGCCCGCGCTGTGGTTAGTGGTCTGGTGCAGCGATCGTAGAATCGACTCTCCCAAACGATGCGCCGTGTCTGGATCTCCTTTGGCACCACGGATCCGCACCTGCACCGCTGGCTTCTTGTAGTCGTGCTGCGGTTCTGGTGGCCTTCCAGGCCCAGCGTACACGCAGACACATGCATCCGGCTTGTCTGGCATCTCGTTGACGAACAGATTCGTCTGAAACATCAGCCCCAGGTCAGACTCCGCCTCTAGCAGGTCCTTGATGTCTATGGTCGCCGGGTTCATGGGATGTAGGCCCTCCGGCGGATGGCATCAAGAACCTCCCGCTCTTTCTCTTTCAGCGCTGTTTCCAGAAACTTCCATTGTCCTTGTTTGTGCGTTGCGTCGATCTCGTGGACATAAACGGCATAGCTCGCCCTATGGCCAATTTCCGCCGTCGGCCCGAAAGCTTTATGGCCAGAGGAATAAGTTCGATAGTAAGCGGATGCACGAAGGTTTCCGGTGTCGACGGGGCACAGCTCCATCGATCTGGTTTTGACTATAATTGCCGCCTCAACCAATCCAGCTCTGGAGCGATTCTCAATGCCGAGTATCTGTGTGTTCAGATTCTTGAGCACATTCTCCAGCCCCGTCACGTGCTTCATAGCCAAGCCTTCCTTTCGAACCGCGTCGCATCCGCCACGCTCGGGATCTTTCGAAAGGCTCGGATCTCGAATGCGTCGTCCACCGTCAACGGGTCCGCCAGCTCGTCCGAGTCCAAATCCGCCAGCTCACCCAAGTAGAGGTAGCCTCCATTCACCACGTCCTGGGCCAGCCAGACCACGGCCTGCGAGCGCTTCTCCTGGCCGTTGGCATCGATAAACAACTCCTGGCGTTGTTTCCAGTGAACGCCGTTCGTGTCGTCAGGGGAGAGCTCCACCGGCTCGTCGAAGGTCCGGCCCCCCATGCCGTCGTTTTCCGGGTTGCCCCAGTACACGGCGGTCTGCTTGTAACTTGCCGCCGGCCAGTTCAGTCGAGAGGTGCTCATCAGTCCGTATCCACCAGTTCCAGGACCTCAAGACTCGCCGCTCCCTTAACGTGTGACATCGCCGCGAGCTTGCCCGATTGATCCATGGCGACAGCCATCTGCCCATAGCTCGTGAAAAGCCAGCCGGTGCCGAGCTGGCCGCCATACTTGGCGCTCGAATCACCGTGCTTTTCTTCGGTCACTTGACGGTCGGAATGGGCAATTAGGGCAGCCGCGCAGAGCAGCTCGATATCGCCAAGAACGACTGCTGATTGGCCCGTGTCGGCGAGCTGGGCGTCGACTATGTTCGACGCGAGGCGCAGAAAAGGCGTGACTTCATCAACGGTGAGCGCCGTCTCCCGATTGATCTCCTTGACTTCCTGTTCCGTTACCCTGGCCATCCTTGGCCCTCCTGTCGAAAGCATCGCACGGAGCCGTAGGCGCGTCAATAGGAGCCTTGAGAACGAGGATGGCACTTTGGGGGTCAATCTTCGTCACGGTGGAGGGAATGCCCGCGCGCTCCGCCAGTTTGACGATTTCCTCCTTAGTCCAACCGACCGATTGCTCCTTGATCAGGGACACATCGATGTCATGGACGTATCCTGGCCGTCCGTCAGCGAGGCGAAAGTGGAAAAGGCCGCGACCTCCGGGAATGAGCAAATGCGCGGCCTCCGAGATGTAGCGGCGCACGATCTCGCGAGGGATGTGTTGCATGACACTGATAGAATAGACAAGCGAAAACGTACGTGGCGAAAACCCGGTGCTTAAGCCATCGCAAAGGAAGACCTTAGCCGTGCTTAGGCGCCGCGCCCGAAACAACTCGCGGGCCTTGGCGAGCGGTGCCTCGTGGATGTCAATCCCTGTGACTGAATCGACTAATGGCGCAAGCGGAATCATCCATTGGCCATAGCCGCATCCGATTTCCAGAGCGTCATCCTCGGGGGTTGGTTTTGCCAAATCCATAAACCATTGCGGCATGGCGTTATAGACGCGCCAATCCCTATGGAGTCGGTGTCGCTGAAAGTACCCGCGCTCATGGAGCTCCTGCCAGCTCCGAACGGCGAGCTCCTCGTCGCTCAGATTGCTCCCATCTCGCAAGATCCGATCTTTCACCTGCAAGGTTGATCCTTTCCGCTTGGGCCGCGAGGCGGCACCCCTTCGATTGTCTCATGATCCCAGCGACCACCTCGCCGCTTTCGCTCCGCCTGCATCGCAGCAAACTCCTCGTGCCGACCCCGCCCGAACCAGTTGTCTCGGTCCCCGAGATGGATGAGCTTGATGGGTAGCAGCTTGCGGAGTTGCCGAGGCCAGCGGTGCATGAAACCGTTATCGTAATTTCCAGCGTGGAGCCAGTGCGTCTCAATCAAAGGCCGCTCCTGCACGCGCGAATCGCTTGAATGAAAGAGCTGCCAGTATCCAACGCCGGGCACGTCGTGCGGCAGCCTATTCGACTGGTGGGCGAGCGTCTTTACATTTGTGCACTGGTAGCGCCATGTCCCATAAAGATTGCCCGGCACTGGTTCGGCCGCAAGTAGCTTTTCCGTCCATCCCTCCTCGGGTACCACGTCGGCGTCGAGGAACAGGATCCAGTCTTCCCATGGCATCTGCTGGCGCGCCTCTTCCATGGCCGCGCCCTTGTTGAATGCGGCACCGCGCTCGTAGAAGATGTTTGTCCGATGGACGCGACAATGCTTCCAGTAGGCAAGGCGCGTGGTCGCCTCATCCTGGAGATCCGTCACAATAGTCCACGATGCCAGGCCGGGACGCAGCCTCTCAATGCCAACAGCAAGATGAGTTTCTCCGTATACCACGAGGCTGGCGAGTCATTCGTGAGTTGGATTATGAGGTCCTGCTGCTCCGCAAACTCGTCCACGGCCTGCCTGACTCCCCGTGCGGCTTCGCAGTAGTCATGCCCGGCCAGAATCCCGCCTGAAGGGAGAATAGGCCACCATGCTTCGATATCCGCCGCCGCGAATTGGTAGTCATGATTGCCGTCGATGTAGACGAAGCCGGGCTTGAACTCTGCAAGGTATCTGGCGATCTCGGGGGAGCGGGCGCGGATCAACCTGCAGCGATCCACGTAGGGGGTCAGTGTCACGGCCGCCGCAATCATGTCGAGCGTCCGATCATAGGGCATGTGCGGATACGGTTCCCAGGGGTCAACGCAATGAAGCATCTTGCCTTGCCAGCG